TTGAGGGTGATTTGATTTACATACCAATGACCACAAGTTTCTTTGAAATTACCAATGTAGAATCAGAAAATGATCAAGCAATGTTTTACACATTGGGTCGTGGTCGTGGTGGTAATGTGTATGTGTATGCTTTGAAGTTGAAACAGTTTTATTTCTCCAATGAGATTATTGAAACTGGCATTTCAGAAATTGATGGAAATATACGTAATTACTATCCTAAACTTCGTATTTCATTAGGTTCTGGTTCAGGTAAATTTTTGAATGATGAAATCGTATACCAAGGCTCTTCATTATCAACTGCTACAGCACAAGCCTTAGTTTATGATTTTCAACCAAATGCATATATTGATGTGTACCGTATGCAAGGTGATTTTACTTCAACTGCAAATGTACATGGCAATACAAGCAGCGCACAGTGGACAGTAACACTAGCGTCTGATGCGCCAACACAAAATACACCATTTGAAGACATCATTGACAATGCTCGTATTGAAGCAGCAAGTGATGGCATCATTGACTTTACGGAAGTTAATCCGTTTGGAGAACCGTAATGTTAGGTAATGCACAATTTTATCACCGCACTATTCGTAAGATGGTCGTTGTGTTTGGTACAATGTTCAATGATCTTGAAATTGTTCGTTACACACAAGCAGGTGCACCAAAAGAAAAACTTAAAGTTCCGTTGTCGTATGGACCAAAAGAGAGATATCTAACACAGATTACTTCTGATCCAAATTTAGTTAAATCAATCAATTCTGTTATACCAAGAATGTCATTTAATCTTGACAGTCTTGAGTATGATATGAGCCGCAAACAGATTTCAACCTTACAAAATTTTGCTGCTGCTACAAACACGGGTGTTGCAACACAATATTTACCTGTACCATATAACTTTGAATTTAGTTTATCGATCTATGTTCGAAATACAGAAGATGGCACACAGATACTAGAACAAATTTTACCATTCTTCACACCAGATTTCAGTGTTGTGGTAGATTTTATTCCACAAATGGGTCAAAAGTATACTGTTCCTATCATATTAAATTCTGTAGCATCTACGGTTGAGTATGAGGGTGGCATGGGTGATGGCACCACAAGAATCATTATTTGGGATTTGACATTTACTGCCAAGAGTTTCATTTGGCCACCAGTCAAATCTGGTAAACTTATCAATCAAGCTAATACAAACATCAACATTGACCTCACATCTAAACAAATACAAAAAGTCTATGTTGATTATGCAAACGGTAACAATGTATTTACCACAGGTGAAACGATTCGTGACAGCGCAAATGGCTTCTTCGGTACTGTAGAATACTTCAGCAATACTTCACTTGGTACATTAGTTATTACAGGTGGCAATGAATACATTAAACCAGGATACACACTTACAGGTGATTACTCTGGTGCAAGATACAATGTGTCTACATTGGATTCCACTTCAATTAATGCGGCGGCTGTAATAGTAGAGCCTACTCCTGCAAACACTGCACCACCTGCTGATTATGGATTTATTGAAACAATTAAAGAATGGCCTGATACATTATCATGAAAAAATTAAATAAAAATTTATCTGAAATTTTTGATGTTGAACCAATCGAAGAAAAAACTTTAGAAACATTACCTGTTCTTGTAAACGACAATAGCAATGAAATTGATGCTGATGCTGAATTTGCCCGCACAAATATGCGTACATTGATTGACAATGGCAATAGAGCATTGACAGAATTGGCATCAGTTGCAAATCAGTCAGAGTCACCAAGAGCATATGAAGTCTTAGCCACAATGATGAAAAATCTGGCTGAGATGAACAAAGATTTGTTGGAACTTCAGAAACGTAAAAAAGAACTTGCACCCCAATCCGAGTCAACAAAAGGTGTCAACATAGATAAAGCAGTCTTTGTTGGCTCCACTAACGAATTACTTAAAATGATTAAAGGAAATAAATAAAATTATGGAACAATTAATCGAACAGATGAAGGTCATTTTGGGTACAAACTTTGGTTTGTATTTTAAAGCACATACCTTTCATTGGAATGTAGAAGGACCAAACTTTATTGAGTATCATAATTTTCTTGGTGCTTTTTATGAAGGTGTGTTTGCCAACACAGACCCAATTGCAGAACACATTCGTGCGTTAGGTTCATACGCACCAACAACTTTGGCAAGAATGATGGAACTATCAAAGGTGCAAGACATCGTTGCTATTCCTTCACCACTCATCATGATGTCCGAACTTGTTGCCGATAACGACAAATACATTATGGAACTACGTGCTGGTATTGCAATTGCTGACGCTGCTGACGAACCTGCCGTAGGAAATTTTTTGCAAGATATTCTTGATGCTCATCAGAAACATGGCTGGATGCTAAAGAGTTTCACACGTTAAATTATGGATGACGGATACCTTGGTAATGCCCGACTTAAAAGAGTCGGTGTTGAAATATCCTATACCGAAGAACAACTAAAAGAAATTGTAAAATGCACCGAAGATCCGGTGTACTTTATTCGTACCTACGTTAAAATTGTCAACGTAGATAAGGGTCTTGTTCCATTCGAGATGTGGCCGTTTCAGGAAGAGATGGTCAATCAATTTCATAACAATCGTTTTGTCATTGCAAAGATGCCACGACAGGTTGGTAAAACAACCACAACTGTTGGCTATATGCTTTGGTCTGCATTATTCAACGAAGAATTTGTAATTGGTATTCTTGCTAACAAACTTCAACTTGCACAGGACATTCTTGCCAAAATACAAAAAGCCTATGAGTATTTACCCATGTGGCTTCAACAAGGTATCATCAACTGGAACAAACGTTCAATTGAATTGGAAAATGGCTCAAAGATTTATGCGTATGCAACATCAGCAGCAGGTGTCCGAGGTGGTTCATACAATCTAATCTTCCTTGATGAATTTGCGTTCGTGCCGCATAACATGGCAGTAGACTTTTTCACTTCTACTTACCCGGTTATCTCATCTGGTAAAACATCTAAAGTAATTATTGTTTCTACACCAAACGGTCTGAATCTATTCTACAAGATGTGGACTGATGCTTTAGAAAAGCGTTCCACATATAAGACACTTGAGATTCACTGGTCAATGGTACCAGGCCGTGATGAAAAGTGGAAAGAAGAAACGATACGAAACACCTCTGAAGAACAATTCAGACAAGAATTTGAAACTGAGTTTATTGGTTCTTCAGCAACATTAATCTCTGGTTCCAAATTGCGTTCATTGGCGTTTTATGACCCAATGCGTATTGAAGATGACGGTCATTTGTTTGTGTACGAAGACCCACGACCAGGCAGAATCTACATTGCTACGGTGGACTGCTCAGAAGGCGTTGGTATGGACTATCACACAGTCAACATTATTGATGCTACGGAAGCACCTTATAAACAAGTTGCAAGATACCGCAACAACAAACTGCCGTTATTGTTCTTACCAACAGCAATTTATGCTTTAGCTAATCGTTACAATCAGGCTTACGTGCTAATTGAAACCAACAATGTAGGTCAACAAGTCGTAGACATTCTACATTATGACTTAGAATATGAGAACATTTACAAGTTAGAACATCACCATATCAAAGGTCAGAGTATCTCTGCTGGCTTCAAACGTTCGGTTGCTTTTGGTGTAAAAACGACCAAATCAGTTAAGAAAATTGGTTGTGCAAACCTGAAAACGTTAATTGAGAATGACAAACTGATTATTAATGACTTTGACACCATTGCTGAACTGAATACTTTTGTTCGAACAAGAGACTCTTATGCTGCTGAAGAAGGTAATAATGACGATATTGTAATGGGTTTAGTGCTTTATGCGTGGCTGACAGCACAGACTTTCTTCAAAGACGAAACCAGAATTGACATTCGTAAGATTATGCTAGAAGAACAGAATATGTTGGGAGAAGAAAGTATGCTACCGTTCGGTTTTATTGAAGACGGACTGCGTAAAGAGGTGGAAGTAGAAGACGGAGACATGTGGGAGCCACCTGCTGGCTATTTATCATCAAGTTTGTAAAAAACTAAATAGACAATAAAAAGAATATTGACCCAACAATAAAAGGAGAAATCCAATGGCATTTCAATTATCACCTGGAGTGAATGTATCAGAGATCGATCTGACTACAGTTATTCCTTCAGTT